TTACCATTAGCAGTTTGTGCAGTTTCTAAAGTCATTGTTGATGCAGTAAAACTGCTTGAACCAGTACCACCATTTGCAACTGGTAAAACTCCAGTAACCTTAGATGTAAGATTGACTGCACTACTAGCTATCTTTGCTGTACTTACTGCACTATCTGCAATCTTGGCTGTGCTTACTGCACTATCTGCAATCTTTGCTGTGCTGACAGAACCATCAGGGGGAACTACAGTCTGCAAAGCCTTACCAGAAAATATGACGTAGATGTCATCTGATGCTGCAACTGTGTAACCTACAAAATTTAATGTAGTACCATTAGTTGTATAAGATGTTGTTGGTTCTTGTCTTACATTGTTGATGTACAATTCTACTTCATTAGCATTAGCTACAGGGTGACTCAAGGTAATTGAAGCACCTGATGCTCCTGTTAAATCTTGTTTAACCATAGAAGAGTACGAGTTTGTAGATTGATTGCCTATGTATGGCATATGAACTCTCCTTATAAACTAATAGCTTTTACTGTTGAAATCCAAGCATCTACTGAATTATTTGTATCTGATTGCACCCAAAGTCTATCACCGTCTTGTACAACAATTTTTGCTCCACCATCTAATATTTGTAGAGCACCCCCACTTGCTATGGGTGCACCTTTAACTAGGTAGTATGTATCTGCTTCATTGTTACTTGGGTCATCATCTGCATCATCATTATATGTAGTTATAAACACATCTACGTTAATTGCAGTTGTTGCTCTGTTTGCACAATGAATACCTACTATCGTATCAAAGCTATTAAAGTCTGTTCCGTCAGGTGCATCTTGAGCAGAAGTTCCTACGTCTCTCATCTTATATCGTCTAAATAATTGTGACATTTCTATTTCCTTATAAAGCTATTGCCATTGCTATAGCCACACCTTTGGTCGCAAAAGAACTTGTGTCTGTAGCTTCTATGTTTGCCCAACTTGAGCCATTATAATATTTAAGTTTACTGGTACTTGTATTAAAGTATAAATCTCCTGCTTCTAATGCAGAACCATCAGGGTCTTGTGTAGGGTCTGAACTTAATGCTCCATGATAAACATTAGAGAACTCAGTCTTAGAAGCCTCTGCTTGTTGTGCCCAATACTTTGCTGAGTATCCTGCATTATCTACTGTACCACTTGTGTAAGTAGCCCAATCTTTTGCAGAACCACCATCAGCTTGACCTCTACGTTGTGCTCCTACAGCATATTCTTTAGCTGAATATTCTGAACCATTTGCTGTACCTGTAGTATATGTAGCCCATTCTTTAGCTGCACCTTTACCTGCACTTCTCATAGAATAAGTACTTGTACCACCAGTTGCCCAAGACTTAGCTGAATCATCAGTAGTTCCAGTTACTGTAGAGTCAGTTTCTGTAGCATAATTTTGTGCTTTTGTTGCATTAGCACTAGCATTTTGTATTGCAGTAATGTTGGTTGCATTTGTATCAATATCTGATTGATTATTATTAACTGCATTAATAGCTGTTAAATTACTATTAACTGTAGTTATTGCTGTTTTATCCGTACTGCTTAACCAAGTATTTTCTAAATAATGTTTAGTAGCAGCATCTTGGTCAGATGTTGGATTAGCTACATTAGTTACTCTTAATGAGGTGGCATCCCATTGGTTAGTAGAGTCAGATTTTGTAATAGAATCATTAGCAGTATCTATAGCTTCTTGAGACATATTAAAACTCTGAATACTATCCGTATCAAGGTCAGATTCTTTCAAGACAGAACCTGCAGCATAATCTACTAACCTTGAAGTTTGGCTAGTATTTCTTCTAAAAATTATAGCAGTACCGTTAGCAGGTGGAGTTCCAAAAGTAATTTGACTAGAGGACGGAAAAGTATAATGGGTGGTTATAGTTTGAAGAACTCCCCCTACATATACTTTAACATCATCAGTAGAACGATACGTAAATCCTATTGTATAGGTTGCTAGTGTACCATTTCCTGTGTTCCTAGTTAGTGCGTAAGCCATGTTTTATTTCCTTAATACGTTAAATGGTAAATTAGTTGAGTCATTAGTTCCTATAGATTTTAGTTTCTTATCTACAATCATCTCTGTTGACCTCTTGATTCCTGCCTCTTCATTTAAAAGTTTTATCATTGCTACTTCTCTAAAAGTATTAATAATATTTTTTACATTCTTAACAGCAATACTTTCACTTGAAGGGACACCTATAGGTAGTTTAGATTTTGTAAAGGGATACAAAGCCTGTTTTAGTTTTCCTTCATAGGTATATCTCATCCACCTGTCATACAAAGTTTCTTTACCATCTGTAGTCATCTCTGTTCTCAAGTCAACATCAGGTAATAACTTATGTTTGTATGGTGCAGTAAAATGAGTATTGTTAGCCCTAGCTAATACATATAAGTATTGTTCTATCTCTAACTCTTTATCATCCTTACCTCTCCTTCTTTGTTCTTGAGAAGTAGTAGAAAATAAATTAATAGCACCCATAGGATTACTTAAAGTTCTAGGTCTACCTAAAGCTGTATATTGTTTTGGTATAGTAGAATCATTAGGACTTATTCTAGTCATAAAGTATTGACCTAAATTTTCTGGGTCATTTAATACAGGGTGGTCTAACATTTGAAATTTATACCAAGTGTTAGGAACTGCAGTCTGTATTTTTTCTCCAATAAACTTTATGAACTCTCCTTCGTTATCTTCTTTCATAGCATCTTCACCAAGTTCTAATATTGCATTAGCACCTGCAAACAAATTAGCATCTCTTATAGATTGTAGTATTGCAGTCAAAGCTATCATACCTTTATCATATAGGTGCATATATTCACTCTCACCTACGTGCTCTCCTTGTTCTGTCCTATAAGCAAGTTCATCTAAACCTTCTAAAGCATTTACCATAATTTTTATTGGTGTAGAGAAAGGGTCAAAGTTACGGTAGTTAAATTCAGAGTCACCTATAATAATTGTGTAAGGTTCTATACCACCTGCATTTTCACCTTGCCTTCTTATTTTGTAGTCTCTTCCCTGTGCTCCTGTAATATTACCTGTGGCATACATACTATATATAGAACCTACAATAGCTAAAGATGTTAAAGCCTCTCCTTGTGCTCTTACTTGTCTATGTATTGGAACACCTGCTCCACCACGTAAATCTCTCATAAAGTTAGGCATTACCATTTGTAATCCTGGGGTCAATCTAAAACCTTCTTCAAAAACACGTATAGGTGTTCTAAAGAATAACTGACCAACCAATCTCATGTATGGATGTCTGTTAATAAAACCTTCATAACCTTTTGCCAGTTTTGATACAGATGATTCACCAGAAAAGTCTCGCTTAAATAAAGCATCAAGTGTGTAATCTTTACCTGCTTTATTTGTAGCAGATTTCATTAAGTCACCATTCTTAGCTAACTCATCTGATACCCACTTATCTACCGACTTACCTAATCTACCAACTACACCTCTTGATACAGCTTCGTCAGTTAATAATTCAGCAGCATTAGGTGCATCATCATAAGCATTATCTATAGCTTCTTTGACTTTTTTATTTACATAATTATCTAACTTTTCACCTTTGAGTTTTTTTGCAGCAGCATCTTCTAGTGCTCTTGCAGTTGCATCTCCTACAACAAATTGCCTATATAGTATTTGCTCAAACATGGCATCAGTTGCTAATAAAAGTCTAGGAAAGAATCGTGCAACACCACCTGCATACTTCTTAGGTATGACGTTATAAGATTCTAAAAATCTAGCTGTGTCTCCTGTTAGAACTGCTCTTTCGTATCTAAAAGCTGCAACAGCAGAACGTAATGCTGTTTTCCCTATACCTCTTATTGCCCCATATTCTGCTGACATTTGTCGTAAGGCTTTTCTAGTTAAACCATCTCTCATTAAATTATTCATAAATGGTTTATAAAATGTTTTAAGTGCAGAAGGAATTGTGTTTAACATTAGAGTTTTAGGTGAGAACACATTACCAATAATAACTTCGTTAACACCTTTTAATACTACGTTAACCCCTCTTTTTATTTTTGCAGAAAGGCTTTGTGATAATACTTCATCTTTAATTTCAGATACTAATAAGTCACGTTCTCTACGTAACTCTTTAGCTTCTAAATGTTTACCTGAAGCATTAGCTTCCTCAATCTGTGTATTTAATTTTCTAACTTCTACATCAAGGTCAGCCTTCTTATTAGCTGTTTCCATAATATTTAAGAATCTTACTTCAGCTTGACTTCTACTTAATCCCTCGTCAGTCATTAAGTTAGATATAGATAAACCTCTACCTTCACCTGTGGTACTACTCTTTTGAGTTTGACGTAATCTTCTAGCTGCAGATTTAGACAATGCTATATAAACACTATCTACTGGTGCTTTTAGTTTTTCTATTTTATCTATAGTATTTCTTATCTTTTCTACTTCAGTAGGTGTAAGATTTTCTTTCCTTGCTAACTTAACTAACTCTTCTGTTTGTTTGTTGTATCTGTCTACAATAGTCTGTGAAGATTTCTGTAATATTTGCTGTTGATTTTCTCCCATCTTTGATTTATTAAGAAAGTCAGCAACTTCATCTGGACTTTTTACACTAGCCCTGAGTAATACTTCGTTAATTTTATTAGATACTTCTTCTAGTCTTGTTAGACTTTGTGTTCCGTCTTCTGTTAATCCTATAACTTTACCAGATGGTGCAACTTTATCTAACTCTACTAATACATCATTCATCTTAGTATTAATTTTTTCTGGGCTAGTATCGTCTATAATTTTATTAACAGTAGAAAGATTTTCAGTAACTTCTTCACTAATTTCTTCAGTAACCTCTTCAGTAACCTCATTAGTTTTTACTTTAGACTTTTTACCTTTTATAGCTGCAGTTGCATACTTAGTACCAAAGGTAACTCCTGTTCCTAAAGCCTTACCAAATCCAAAACCTATAAGTGCACTCTTAGCAACTTGACCTGAATTTATTTCTTCTCCAGTTACAGATGTTGTTACCACTTGTCTAGCTACGTTATCTGTAGCTGCATAAACAGCACCTTCTACTGCTGTATACATTCCTGCTTTTACAGAATGTTTTAGTAATGCTTTTAGACCTTCTTTAGTAGCAATCTTTGCAGTCTGTCCCCCTGCTGCAACTAAACCAAAAGTTGCTAGTCCTGCATATGTAGTGGGGTCAGATAATATTCCTTTAAAAAATCTACCTGTTCCTTTCCAAGATATACCTAAGTCCTCATAAGATTCCATCAAGTATAGAAAAGCACGTTTTTGTGATTCAGATGCACCATGTACTCTTGCAGCATCAACAGCCATTTTAGGTAAGTTATAGTTAAAGAAACCCATCATCTCAATGCCATACTTAGCAGCATCTTCATCAGACTTACCAAAAGAATCTGTGGCTTTCTTATCTCCCCAAGTAATACCTCTATTCATTTTATATAGTATCTTTGATGCTTCTATAAACTTTGCATCTTTAATTAAATCTTCATCATATATAGATTCATCAGGGGTTTTATCCTCAAACCTAGCAGTAAAGATAGGTTCATTGGTTGAAACTTTTTGAGAATTGTTAGTAGTTGTATTAGTTGTAGTAGTTGTAGGAGGATTTTTCTTTAAATGATTTTTTATTTTTTTTCTGGCTTCATCATCAGAAAGAGAACTATCTAATCTATATAGCTTCCCTTCATATCGATACAATTTCTTTTCTGCCATTTAATCATCCTTAATTTACAAATTAGTAACTGGTTCTATAATTCCACCTGCTTCTAAAACAAATCTCTTTAAAGAGTCACTTGCTTTTGTGTCAGCAGCTTCCATAATTTTTAGAAATTCAGCACCTTTTGGAATTTTATTATTAGTTTCTATGAAAGCCTTAACTTGGTTTCTTATAGTATTGTAGTACACATTTTTAACAACACTTTGAGTTCTAATTCCAAGTGCTTTGTTTGCTCCTGCAAAAGCACTCTTCATAAACTCTGCTAGTTCTTCTTTTATTCCCACGTCATAATTTCTATTTACTTCTGTACTAAATACTAAGTTAGCACCTTCAAATAAAATTGGTACTTTAGCAATCAATGCAGTTTTTTCTTCAGGGTGTAAATCATTTCTGGAAAGGATGTGGTCAATAACATCACTTTCTGAAGCACCGTCACTAAGACTTGAGTGAATATTACTCATATCTCCACCTTCAGAAGCATTAGTTAGAATAGCTGACTCTAGTTTTGTTGATACTGCTACACTATTAGCTTTAGGTATTAATGCTGTATTTTGAATAGTTAATCTGTAATTTTGTAATTCAAAATAATTAGGGTCTTTTTTGTCTATAACAGTAGGTTTTCCCTCAATGTGATTTTTCATTATTTCATTTTTAGAATTTCTAAGTTTTTCTTTTCTAGCATATTGGTCTGCGTGTTTCTTTGCAGTATACTCAGAAAGTTTTAACTTATTAATTTTATTTGTTGTATCCTGTAGTCTACCTGCTGTTTCACCACTCCAGTATTTCTTAGGTAATTTAGTTAGTATCTCTGTATCTTTATTATTTATAGCTAATTCTATAGTTGCATCTACTATTTGCTGTTTCATTTCTGCATTATTTAATGGAGATACTCTTTTGTTTTTGTTATCTAGTTGGTCAATCGCACCACCTTTTTCAAATGCCTTTGCACCATTTATTTGTAGATTTCTATAGACTTCACCATACATATATTTTTTAGCTTCACCTAATTGAAACTGTGCTCTTTTTGCTGTCCATGCAGAATTGTTTTGACTTATAACTGCATCAAAACCCTGCAGTACACCACTCTGATAAAAGTCAGCACCTTGGTGCATATCAGATAATCTCTTTCTTTCTGCAAGTACCCTCTTATCTAGTTCTACTTTATTATTAAATATGTCAGGTTCTTCGTTTCTTAATCTTTCAATAAAGTTATTTGCATCTACTTTAGCTTGGTTGTTTCCCATAAATTCAGCAATAGCCATAGAAGTTGTTTCTGATGCTTCAGGTACTAACTCTTTAATTTTTACAGCATTTATTTTTTTACCTGCAGACTCTTTTTTAATTCTTTTAGCTAACACTTCTTTCTTTGCTAGTAATAATTGTTGTTTTTCTTTCTCTTCATCTACTGCAGTCTTCATAAGATTTTTACTAGATACTTTTAAGGCATTAGCTAATTGTGATAATGTATTATCTTTGTTAACTTGAGGAGCACCTCTGAAGGTATCTAAACCACGAGCAGCAGGTGTACTGGTATATGAACCAAAACCCTTTACATCAGAAGTTTGTATTCTTTGTGTTGCCATAATAAATCCTATGCGTTTCTAAATGCTAAGTTACCACTTGAATCAAATTTAAGGTCTGTAGCTAATCCTGTACCTACCTCTAAAGCTGTTCCTAAGAATGATGGTTGTACTACAGATGATAAAGAATTATACCGACTTGCCATTTTTGAATATGCCTGTGTTTTATCATCATTAAGTCTAGTCATAGTATTTTTAGTTGAAGTAAGATTTCTACTTAAAACTGTGCCTTCTTGGTAATCAACCTCATGTAATATACTATCTATTGAAATACCTGCGACACCAGACTCACCTGCAGAAGCTATAGCTGTAGCTTTTTTCTTTCGAGCATCTGCCATAACATCTTGTTCAGCTTGAACAGAAGCAGTTTTTTCCTCTTCCATTCGCCTATCAATCATCTTAACTTCTTCTTTGTAGGCTCTGTCAGCTTCTTTAGCTACTGCATTGTTTCTTCTTTTTTGCTCGTTAGCTTGTTGGGAAGCAGCCATATAAGACATTGCTGCCCCTGCTATTTGCATTACTACCATTGTTGTTGGGTCACACATTATTTTTTCTCTCTTATAAATAGGTAAAAGTCTTCACCCCCTGCACCATATGTGCGTGATGTTTTAATCTCAAATCCACACCATTGTAGCCATCTCATGCCTTGAGCATTTTGACAATGAACCATGTTGTAGAGAACGTCATATTTGTCTTCAAGTTTTTTAATCCAACCCCTACAGTAACGTAGAAAAGGTCTTGAGTATTCTTCTAACTCATTAGAAGCTAACATCCAAGGTACACCATATTCAGGAACTTCAACCGAATCAGCTATACCAAACATGGCTATAACTTTAGATTGTTGAGTTTCAGCTTTAGTTTCTAATATTGAATACACTTGACAATTAGGTAATTCAAATGATTGCATTAATGCTTTGAATGGTGTGTGCCCCATTGCTGTTACTTCAATAAGGTCAGGTTTTCTTAAACGTGGTGCTAGAACTAAAGCATCCATAGGGTCAGCTTCAACAACACTCACTATAGTTGTATCATCTATCATGTATGTATTCATCTATATCCTCTGTGAATGTATGGTATAGAAACCTTCCCATTCAGCAGATTGAAATGAGCATGGTAAATAACTATCTGAAAGTATTTTTACTGTTACTCTGTCATTCTTAGATTGAATTGGAAATCTAAATGTACCATCAGAAATGTTTACATCTTCAATAGTTGTTGATGGACTATTGATTACGTTACCACTAAATTCGTATGTATTTGTACCTCTAGCTTCAGGTGTTACTTGTACTTTAAAGAAACCAGAGTCTTCGTAGTTAACTCTCATAGTTCTTAATTGTAATCGTCCTGATTGTACAGATTGTTTACCTTGATTTTCTCTAACGTGTTGTTCTGAGAATTGGTATTCAAATGTATAAGGTATGCCTATAGTTACTGTAGATGCAGAATAATCTCCTGTAGCAGCAACTGTAGATGTTGTAGGTCTGGTTACTGTTATATCAGTACCCTTCCTGCTTGACCATGCACCAGATTTTATTGCTTTGACTGTTCCGTCATAGACGTAGGGCAATGTCCAAGTTGTCGTATTTGTTCCTGAATTGTAAGAACCTGAGACTGTAACTTTCCTGTCAACACGACTGCAGAAAGTAAGCCCAGAATCATTAGGATATTGAAGCTGTAATTTTTCAATGAATACTCCATCACTTCTACTTATTACTAAGAATAAATCGTTTTCTAATATTGTTACATCAAGTACACTTGAGCCTGTGTGCATCTGCCACTCAGACCAACTTGATACTAACTTAGTTGTTCCTTGCCAATACCATTTGTATATGTATAACTTGGAACGGTCTTCACTTGATAGTCCTACTAATATATCTTCATTGGATGATGAGGCTAATTTAACCACGTTTTTAGGTACGTACTTAGGGCAATGGCTAGTGACTTCAGCAGCATCCACAATGACCGTATCGCTTTCCACATAATACTCACGAACAGACGTAAAGTTTCCTCGCTTAGACGTAAAATATAAGTAATTCCCTGAAGCAACAGGCGAAACTTTTGTATCATTTTCAAACTCCGTACTAGGTACTATTGATATTGTTTTGGGTGTAAGTATTCCACTTGTCTCAATAGTGAATTGTGTGTTGTCACTAAATAATGTTAGGGAATCGTTGAATGGTATTGCGTGTTGTAAGATAGATACTTTAGTGTGACTTACAGAAACATCTATAGGTGCATCATCTAAAACTGCAGTTACTGTTGTAGCAAAGAAATTAAAGAACTCTGCTGACTGACTAAAGATAATGTTTTCATCTGATAATAAACCTAATCTATTTTTGTAAAAGAATATATTATTAATATTTCTACCTACAAATGATGGGTTAGGGTTAGAAGATAAATCTCCTGCACCTCTTTCAGAATATGTTTGTCTATTAAATGTAAATGAACCTGAAGTCAAAACTAAACTATGTGGCATTGTAGTATTATCTAATTGATATACAATCCCAGGTTTTGCAGTTTCTTCATAAGTATTAGCACTTAATGCTTTTACAAAGTAATTATCAAAGTTATTATTTTGGTCACCAATAATTTCATGTACATCACCTGCAGAAGCACTCGTAGGTAAATCAGCAAATTCTTGTACACTACTACTTACTGAGCCAGATACTGTTGCAGTAGTCATGGCAACTGTTTTAGTTTTATTAACTATAAAAGTATAATCAGCTACTGTTACGAAAGCTAAATCTGTTTGTGGGTTAGTACAATGTAAATAACTTGTACCATTAGGTACGTTAACAGTCGCACTAGTACCTGCTAAATCAAAGGCTTGTATAGTTGCTGAACTACTGGTTGCAGTAACAACAATAATGTATTGGTTAGATTCATCACGATTTACAACGTGAACTGCTGCTCCACTTACTGCTGAGTTTATAATTTTAGCAACGTGTTCTGTAGGTTGTCTTTTAATTAAGCCATCTATTATAGAGGAAAACCCATTTAATTGACTTTCCCCCTGTGTAGTTTGTCGCAACGTAGATGGTTGCTGACTAACCCCATTTAAGAGATTAGGTAGTCCTGTACTAACGAGAGGCATATTGTCACCTTACTGCTCTGCGTGGTGCTCCACGAATTACTATTTTAGAAACATCATAACTATCAAGTAACATATTGTTATCTTCTGTTTGTGCTTCACATTGTTCAAAATAAACCATAGCTTCTGATTCATCCTTTTCGGAGAATCCACCTAAAGTATCTGAACCCATAAATCTTCCTTGAAATCTTCTTGCAGCTTTTACTGTAACGTATCTTTTAACGTGCTCTGGCAAATCATTAAAATCTAAAAGTAAAACCATATCTACATAATATGTACCTTCAAAAGAAGTAAAAGAAAACTTCTTTCGGTCATATAGTCTTGTTCCTCTTTGAACTACATCTACATCATAACTCGTACCACAAGTGTCTATCTTGACACAATTACTAGGTACAGTTAGTTCACCATCTGTATTAGGAACAATAGGGTATTCGTGCTCAGAATTACAATGAAGTCCTTGAGATTGTATAGACCTAGAAGTTTCATCTAATATTGACTTAGCAATAGATACATCTACAAGTTGAGCATCATCTAAACTAGATACAGGAGATTCACCTATAGAACCTAACATAATGTTAACTGCTTCGAGTTGTGTTGTTGGTGTAGTTGACATAATCAATCCTGTAAAAAAAAGCGAAAGCCAAATGAATGACTCTCGCTATGATTAAAATTAAGCAGTTTGAATTTGTACTGCAGCCTCTGGACGTAGTGCACCATGACCCATTGCATACTTTGCAACCATTAGTGTACCTTGTCTTCGGATGTCGTACTCTGATTCAACAGCTAAATCCATTAACTTAACTGTACCTACAGCAGAAGTATGAGCAATAATAGCAACTGTATTAGATGCATTAATTACCTGTGCTCCACCTGCACCACCTGCATCTGTACCTGTGCCAGTAATATTGGCAGTTGGTAAATGAGGAGTCTTAATTAGGTTAATACCTGCTAACTGAGGGATTGTACCTTCAGCAATAGAACCTCTACCTGAGAAGTCTACATTGACAGCATTAGTAGCATTAGCTAATAGGTAATACTGTTCAGGTTTTAGATAACAGAATCTTCCTTCTGATGGTACATAACCGTCATCTAGTGCTTCAGCAGCATCAAAGATTGAAGTAATCAATGAAGCAGCAGATGTATTAGCATCAGAATCTGTAATAATTGTACCTGCTTCGTAACCTGAGTCACCTACGTTTGCAGTTCCTGCAGCAGCTTGAAGCATAGTTTGAAGAACGTGCTTATCCATTTGGAAAGCTAGTGCTCTACCCATCTCTGACGAATATACAGAACGAATATCATAATGATTCTTAGCTTCTTGAATATTTGCAATAAAGTGGTTAGAGATTAGAAGGTCATTAATAGTAATAACTTTCTCGTTATGATTTAGGGCTGTACCTACAATCTCATTTCCTGGGGTATGGTATGCAGCAGAACTTCTACCCATAACTGGGAACTGTGCAGACTTACCTGATGCGATTGTACGTATCATGTGCTTGTCACCTGTAACAGTAGTCTGCTCGAAAGAAGTTAATACTTCCCCAGAGAACTGTTTTAGGAACAGAGCATCAGCAGTACTGGCATTATTGACTTTACCAATATCTGATATAGTTGCGTTTGACATAATAAATGTCTCCTTGTAAAAAGTTGAAATTAAAATTGCGTTCCAACATTCCTACCTTACACATGAGTATCCTCGCAAGGGTCTAGTCTTTGGTTTGATGTTTTGAACTGATAGCTTCCTTGTTAGGAAGACTATGCTAGAGTTTTGCTTCGTCCTAATTTTTTCTCTACCGTTGCTCTAAAGGCAGGGTCTTTGACGTAAGCAGGTTTTTTCATATCGGCTGTAACTTGTGCCCAACTTTCATAAGTGTCCACAGACTCTGAGGGTCTACCCCCAACTAAGTTTGGCTCTACTCCGACTGTATTTTTGTAACGTGCATTTAATGCTTCTACAGCTAGTTTAGCTTGTGCTAAATCACCTGAGTTAACAGCTAAATTAAATGCATCTTTTTCAGCTTGATTCATATTATCGGCTGCCCATTCTGTCATCTGTTGGTAGCTTTGTTCACCACCTACAGTATTAAAAATGTCACCTTTAACACCATCAGCTATTGATTGTTGACCTTGTATATAAGAATCTACAATATTTTTAGGAATACCTTTTGATTCCAGTTGTGAATATGTTTCATCAGACAGTTGTCCGTTTTCCATATACTCATTACTCATAGAATCAAAATCTAAACCAACATTTTCTACAACTTCTTTAGCATCTTCTGTAGGTGTTGATTCAGTTTCTTCTACTTGTAATTCTTCTTGTCTTGATTTAGTAAATTGTTTTTCTAATTCTCCATAGGCTTTAGCCATATCTTCTGGAGATTTAAATTTTTCAGGTAACCACTCAGGACGTTCTTGTACCACTTCTTCTTGTGGTGCTTCACTCCCTGTAATGTTACCTTCCATTTGTATAGTTTCTGTACTCATAAGGGTTTGTCACCTTTTTTAATTAAGTTTCCATTATCTTTAATATAAGTAACCCCTATTTCAGCTTTGTCCATTCCCTGCCATTTAGGATAACTTTTTTCTTTAGGAGTTTCCTTTTTAGGTTCTAGTTTATTTAGACTTTTTTCTGCCATTCTATTCCTCTACAGTTTCTTGTTGATTTTGCATTGCACCCTTTGCCATTTCTTTAGCAACTGAAGGTGCTGAGTCTTGCATAGTCTGCATCATCATTTGGTCTTGTTGTGCAGCTTGTTGTGCTTCCATTTCAGCTTGTAATTGTTGCTCAGTCTTTATAAGACCAATGGTATCAATGCCATGACCAGTAGCTAATCTTGCAACAAGGTCATTAAAGTTAATCATTTGTATAGCTTGTGGATTTGCCTGTGCTAATTGCATCAAATCCTGAACATAACCTCTTAACTTGTTGAGGTCATTTCCTCTACCTAATGCCTCTACTCCTGTAACAATAACAGGTGTAACTGAACCTTTAGGTAACTTAGGTATTTTCTTTGCAGTAGACATTCTGTCCATTAATATATGAACAATAGGTAACTGCATTTCTTGAGACAGAATAGAATAAACACCACCTAAAGCTGACTCTAATTCTTGAGCCATAAATCTTATTTCTTCGGCTGTAACTCTTTCTGCATCTCTTTGTATAGATGTATTTAATAAGAAAGCAAATGCTAATCTATCTTCAATTCTCTTAACTGTTTCTAAGACAACTCTTAAATCTCTGTCTTTTTCAGTCTGTAATACTTTAACGTCATCAGGAGAACCAACTATAACTGCACCATTCTTAGCATTAGTTAGGTCACGTCTCTTTACAGATGCGTTTGGTCTAACCAAAAATACTAATTTAGATGAAGCTGCAGCAGCACTTACTATTGATTCCATTAAACCTTCTAGTGACTTTAGGTCACCAAGATATTCTTCAACGTAAGACCTTCCATAATCTTCACCATCTAAGTGAACCATACGCAAGGCTCTCCAAGGTAGTAGGTCTTTCTTATAAGTTCCTTCTGAATCTGGAACTAACATACCCTCTACTTCTTGGTATATATAATATTCGTCTTCTTTAGTTCTAGTTACTTTAGTATAAATCTTTATATCTTTTTCAGATGTGTAGTCTATACCTTCCATACCTTCTGGTAATACTTTAGGAGATACAGTTTCTTGCACTATAACTTCTAAAAGTTCTCCGTTAGGGTCACGTTTACATACATAACTAGATAAAGGAAATACTCTTATTCCACCCTTCTTTGGTAGATGGACTAATACATTACCTGATATTATAAGATGCTTGAGTGCCTCAAAGACATGAACTCTCATGGCAGAGTTTTCTATCTCTCCCATAACCTCACGTTCTACACCTGCTAAACCTTGTTCTATTTCTGCTCTTAACTGTCCATCTTGGTCTAGTTCCATTTTGGTTTTTGTATCCATTGCCAAACGGAAGAAAGGAGAGTTAGGTGGAAATAAAAGTAATAATAGTTTAGAAGCTAAATTATTAACACCTCTAGCACCTGTACTTTGAAAAGGTTGATATAAGTCTGTAGCAGAACTAAAACCTTCAGGTGTTATAAGGGATGGTAATGTAAGTTCAGAACATTCTCTTGCTCTGTCTAAGTATATTTCCCTGTCCCCTGTAAATTTATGATACCTCTGGGAGCATGAAATATTATTTATCATTATACTATCCTACGTTTAATCCTGCACCACTTGCATTTCCTGCACCAATACTTAAATCTGTTCTTAAAGATGCCTTACCTTTTTTCTTAGATGTGGTAGAAGATTTTTTAACTTTATCAACTTGATGTGGTGTTGAATCATAAATCTCTTGTTTAGTAGGCTCTTCTACTACAGGTGGTGGTGGTGGAGTTGGGGCAGGTCTTGACCTTGGTAAACACATTACTTAATCCTCATTCTGTTGTTCTTCCCTTTTTTGTAATTCTCTTAGCCAATTAACTACTGACCTTTGCCCACCTTTAAACATTAGTTCTTCGATAGACATACCTAGTTCGGCAGATTTTTCTGGGAATACTTCATTTAATTTATCTACTAATTGGCTTCCAGTATAAGGTAAAGAATCTTCGTCTTGATTATTTAAAGCCATGATAGTCCTCTTTATGAGAGGGCATTAGGAACATTCCTTTTGCCCTGTTGTTGGGTCAATAAAACAAGCCTCTGCTTTAGGCTTATCTTCTTTAACTTCATTTAAGATACCATATCTTTTTCCTGCAGCACGAAAGGTCGTTATACCTTTACATCCTAGTTCCCAAGCATTTGTATATAGTTTCTTAAACTCTTCGTAAGTAACATCATCACCTACATTACAAGTCTTACTAACAGCACTATCAATATACTTAGATGTAATAGCTAATACTTCTAAATGTTCTTGTGCACTAATTTCGTTAGCAGTTCTACTCTTAACACCTTGCGTGTAAGCATAGTCTTCTACTCGTTCTATCTGGTGTCCATCAAACTGTTGTATAGTTCTGTCATAGAACAATGAGTAAGGTGGTTCAATACCTGAACTTACGTTATCTGCAGTAAGAGAGATAGTTCCTGTAGGTGCAATAGAAGTTAAGTGAGAATTTCTAATACCATTCTGTAATATTTTTTCTTTTACCCAATTAGGTAATTTCTGTATGTATTTACTTTTCATGTAATGGTATTGGTCATACAATGGGAAAGAACCTTTTTCTTTTGCAAGGTCTGCACTAGTTGCATAACAGTAGTCTCTTAATGTTGCCATTACTTTTTCTGTAAATTGATTAAACTCTTCTGAAGCATATGGATAACCACACATCTCTGCAGCATTAGATAGGGCTGTAACTCCTAGTCCCATTCTTCTCTTGTTCTCAGCTTCTGTTCTTTGTTCTTTTAATGGGTATATAGTTCTATCAACTACGTTATCCATTGCTCTAACAACAGTAGCTATGTCACTTGTAAACAAACCAAAATCAAACTTCTTATCAGTAACATACTTAACTAAGTTAAATGAACCTAGAAGACAAGCACCGTAGGGTGGTAATGGTTGTTCTCCACATGGATTAGTTGCAGCAATAGTTTCACAGTAATATAGATTGTTCATCTTGTTGATGGTATCTATAAATAAAACCCCAGGCTCTGCCCAATCCCATGTACTTCTCATTATCATATCCCATAAGGCAACAGGGTCTACTTCCTTGTAGACTTTACCCTCATAGGTTAGAGGAAAAGGTCGTTCTTCTTTTAGACATCTCATAAACTCATCTGTAACCCCAACAGAAATATTAAAGCCTGTTAATGAAGTAGAATCATGTTTAGATGTGATGAATTGCTCAATGTCTGGATGGTCAATTCTAAGAACACCCATCTGTGCACCACGTCTGTGACCTGATGATGCGATAGTCTGACAGATAGAATCATAGATACCCATGAAAGACACAGAGCCTGATGCCCTTGAGTCCAAAGATTTTATAAGGTCACCTCTTGGTCGTAGTTTAGAGAAGTCATAACCTATACCACCCCCACGTCTCATAGTCTCAGATGCTTCGGTGGCTCGTGCCATTATAGATTCCATAGAATCATCAATAGTCCCAGACACAAAACAGTTAAATGCTGTAGTCTGTCTTGCAGCACCCATAGCATTTTGTACTCTACCTGCAGGAAGAAACCTCATGTTACGTAGTGTATCTTTAAATTCTTCAAAGTGTGTGGGTGAATCTTTTAATGCCCCTGCAATACGTACAACTTTACTATAAAAGTCTTCTCCTGTTTGTCTGTATTTCTGTGTGTCTATTTCTTCTGATAATGGTAGTGTCATTCCATAATGCTGATTAGGTATCATCCCTGTTCCTCTTCCTTCTTTATAATAAAGTCTATGTACTTTCTTGCTTTCTTTAAATCAGTAATACCATTCTTCATCTGCCAACGCATGATGTACTTAATGATGTTACCCTCACAAAACCCTAAGTCATTTTCCATAATGAAAGTTATAGGTTCTATCTTCCATGTGTTGTAATGCTTGGGGTCAATAGAACTACTATTGTCATCTTCTTTTTCCATTTCTTCTTTTAACCTTCTAACCATATAATTAATATGTGACTCCATACCTAATACACAATCTTATACTTAGGAGTCCACTCAATAGGCATATCATATTCAAAGTTGTAATCTTCAAATCTTAGAATACGAGCAAGACGTGCCTGTACTAAGGCATCTTCTTTTGTGTATCCTGCCTTGATGAAAGCATCCTCAACACTTTTCCAAATAGGTACAGTAAGTATTGTTTTCGCTTTAACCGTGCCAACTCCTCGTAGTCCTGAGTAGCCATCTGTAGTGTCTCCTGTTAGTGTTTGGAATAAATGATTGTAGTCTGCTTCTCTTTCAGTTATGTCTAGTAGTTCCCCACTTCTCCATAACTTACATGGAATTGTTTTTAAGTCTTTGTCTTCAGATACAATAACCTTTTCACCTTCTATGAAACGGTCACCTGAAGTAGCAAGTATTCCTAATACATCATCAGCTTCTAAACCATGCCACTCTTCTGTGTCATAGTTTTCTTCTATCCATTCTTTAATAGCTTTGTAACAAACAGGTTTGCGTTTGTCTTTACGATTAGATTTATAAGTATCTAATATACCTTTTCTAAAGTTATCCTTGCCTGTGAAGCAGAACACCAACTTATCTGCTGCTGTCTTCTCCATTAATATATCTATGTATTGTAGGATTAACTGTTTAGCTTCTTTGGCATCAGCCCATAAAGACCATACGTCATCACCCCAATTAACTTCTTTTTCTACAGTAGAAGAGTATTGGTAGATAACAATGTCTCCATCAATTAACAACGTCCTTGTCATTCATTTTCTCCTTAAAAAGTTTTAGTGTGTCAGTTGAAAATAATTTAGATAAGTTAACCAAGTACATCTTGGATGCCCAATTATCACCACCCTTTATAACTTTGTGGTAATCAAGTTTCTCTACAATCTTTTTAAGCATTGGTGTTGAGAAAACTAGAGTGCAATATACTTCGTCATCAATAGATAAGTTATGAAACCAATAGTCTGCTTCGGTAACATTTATACCTGAAGGCTTACCATAGGATTCAAACTCGATTGCAATGTTGCCTGACTTCTGCCAGATATTCTTTTCTGTTTTTACTTCAATCTTTTTTCCTTGAAGCATATCTTTGATTTTATCTTCAAAGACTTTTCCATAAGCTAGGTCAATATCAAACTTCTTACGATTCTTCTTAGTGGGTGTTAGCCCAGTTGTCTCCGACTTTGAACTCTCCGTCAAGTTGGCATCTGATTCCGAAATACTTTCCTGCATCTCGAATAGATTTAACTGCAATTCTTCCGACTTCATCTGAGTATCCTTTCTCAACTTCTACTTGGATTTCGTCATGTATCCATGCCACTTGTTGTGCCTGTTTACATAACCCTGTTTCCTTTAAGGCATGGTCAAATTCTATTAACCATTGTTTGCATATCAATGCACCTGCTGATTGTAGTAGGGTATTGAGTGCTGCATACTCTGCTCTTACTTTGATACGTCTACCATCAAGACCAATCAAATATCCTTTTGTTGATGCCTGTTGTACTTTTTGTATTAAAGTATTGAGAGCAGGAAGTGCCTTCAAGAATCTTGCTTTTAGTTTTGCTCCTTCTTTGGCAGAGCCACCAACAATTTGTCCCAGTTTCGTTGCACCTCCACCGTATAAGAATCCATAAATAAATGTCTTGGCTTGGTTTCTTGTGGTAAGCCCTGCAGCTTTTTGATTCTCTGTGTGAATGTCCCCATGAACAACCTTCTCGGCATAGTCTCCCCCATCATATTTAGCTATGTAATGTGCCAAGCATCTAAGTTCCAAACCTGAAACATCAATACCTACTAATTCTTTTCCTAAAGATGGAATGAAAAGTGAACGACATTCCTTACCATACGGTACACCGTTGGCAGGTACTTGGGCTACGTTTGGATATGCGTGTGTTGCACGTCCTGTTACAGCACCGTTTGTATTTACAGAGCCATGTATGCGTGATTTCTTTTCTACCTTTAACCATGCTTGGTTACCATCTCCAAGTTGACCTAACCTTTTAAGTAAGGTGTAGTATTCAACAAGAAGTTTTGCTTCAGGATAATCTAGGTGTGATAGAACTTCTTCATCCACCTTGGGTTTACCATCATTGGTAAAGTCTTTTGGTATCCATCCTCGAATAGTTTGTAAACGATTAGCAACATGGTCACGACTACTAGGGTTAAACTCTATGAGTTTTACTTTATGCGTAGGTACACCTTTCTCGTACCCAAACTTTTTTGAATTTACTTTCGGAGTAAAAGGTGTTTTAACTTCCCAATCAGGGAAGACTGTTCTAAGTTTAGTTTCAAGTTCATGTTTTCTGGCTGACAGTTCTGCATATAAAGAACCTGCAGCCTGTTTGTCAAAGGCAAATCCATGAGTCTCTTGCCTGTAAATAATTTCAGTAAGTTCATGCTCTAACTCCAAGGCTTGTTGCGAATAATTTTTTTCACTAATTCTATTCCATAACGTATGAGTAACATTACAATCCTGAATACAGTAGTCCCACATCTCCTGACTAAATGTTTCCCATCCACCATCATAGTCATCCTTATAGTTACCAATCCTATGCCCCCATGCTCTTAGACTATGAGAGCCTATAAGTTTGGTAGGAAAGTTTGTCCTTGTGAAATCACCTTGCTTTATGTCTGCCCATATTAAACGTGTGCAAACAAGTGTATCTCGAACAAGACCTTTAGGGTTAAACGTAGTTAGCTTCTTTAGTACAGGTATGTCATACTTAATAACATTGTGTCCTATAATTAGTTCAGCATCTTCTAATCGTTTAACCCCCTCTTCCCAATTATCTACATAAGATATAATTTCATTTGTATCTATGTCTTTTAATATAAGACAATGAACTTTACTAACTGTATCTAATAGTCCATCTGTTTCTATATCGAATACATATCTCAAACTAAATCCTCCATGTTTGGTGGTTTATAATTCTTACCCTTCTCAACTTTACCCCACTCATTTAATTGAGGTATCCCATTAACTAACTTACTCATATTAGATTGGTGTACTCTATTAAAGGCAGGTTGAACTGATAGTCCAAAGGTAACTGCAAAGCCTGATACTACATACATCAAATCACATAATTCTTTTAGAATCTTTTGTTTAGTTTCTTTAGTTACTTTTCCACTATGTTCCTTAAACTCAAAGATACTTTTCTCAACTTCATCTTGGAGTTCATTAAGTTCTTCTGTGATTAAATTCATTCTTAGATATAAGGTTTTCGGATTGTAAGGAACATCAACATCTTGTCCCATACACTTTTGAAATTCTCTGACGTATGTTTCTCGTAAGTTCTCTGACATTTTCTTCCTTTCAAAATTTCTTCAGATATTATAAATACGTGTCCTAACATTAGAACTCCTCCTTATCTTCATTAAACTCAAGTGTTGTTTCTGTCATTCTTCCTGTCTCTGGAGAATACTGAACATGACAGGCAACTCCTGTGTCTCCACTAAACCTATTCTTTAATACACGAACAGTAGTTAAGTTAGAGTCATCACCTTGTTGATTTCTTTCAAGAGAGATAACCATATCCGATAACTGTGCAATAGCATGACTACCTCTTAATTGTGATAGAGATGTTTGTGCACCTTCCTCGTGTCCTTTGTTTCCATCAGGACGTTTAAGATGTGATACTAATATCAAACCAACACCTGTCTCTTGTACTAAGGTTCTTAACATAGTCATTGCATTATCAATCAATCTTCTTTCGTCACCGTCACCAAGACCAGAAACAACAATACTGAGATGGTCAAGTATAATCCAATCACATTCTGTTCCTTGAGAAAGAAAACGGACTCTACTGAGAAGATTGTCGATAGAAGTGCTACCGTAACTATCATAAAAATATACCCTACTATTACCGATAGTATGGTCATACGCACTACGTAACTCAGACTCTTCGGTAGAAAAGTTACCCAGATGTAAAGGTTTGTTAAGATGCAACCCCATAATCCCAAGAGCAGTTCTCTTAACTGTTTCTTCAAGCATGATAAAACCAACTCGTTCTCCCATGTTAATAAGGTTGTAACCAATCTCACGAACAAGAGCACTCTTACCTATACCTGAACCTGCAGTTATAGTTGTAAGTTCTGACTTACGTAAGCCATGAGTCTTGTCATTGAGTCCAACAAAAGGATAGTCAACAGAGACAACAACATCTTCTTTAGATACGTCACCCCACAACTCTTCTCCACTTACAATACCATCAGGTCTAAATGTTTTAGCTGACCATATGGCATCTATAAGTTCTTTGACTTTACCTTCAACTAACATCTCATTAGCATCCTTGAGAGGTAGCTGTGCTATCTTAGCTTTCCCAGGCTTTAGTACAGAGGCACAAGCATGAGCAGCCGATTGACCTGAATCGTCCATGTCAAACATAAAGATGACACTCTCAAACTTCTCTAACCATTCGAGAGACTTTTGTACATCTCGCTTCGCACCTTGCGAACCATTCTTTATGGAGACAACTGCCCATTTGTTTCCCTGTGCCTGACTAACACTCATGCAGTCTAGTTCACCTTCGGTAACAACAACCATCTTGCCACCATCTCTCCAAAGGTGTTGTCCAAACAGACCAACATCTTGTGATGAACCAATCCACTTGAATGTCTTATCAGCAAACCTCAACTTCTGTGCTACTATCTTATTGTTATGCTTGTAGTTCGCTACCTGACATGGCTTACCCATGTGAGTCGTAACTCGGTAGTCAAATTTAATACAAGTGTCTTTATTTATTGCACGTCTGTTGAGGCTTTTGATTTCACCTTCCGAGAATATTGTTTCTTGTTCTTTATTATCTGTTGCGAGTACTTTGTGGAAACCAAACTTCTCGCTATTGGATTCCGTTGCTTCCATTTCGTTTCCTTTTTCATAATGACCACACCCAAAACAATAACCATGTCCATCAGAGTAACGTGCTAAGTTATCCTTAGATTTACATTGAGGACATGGTTCGTGCATAATAAAAATTACATCACTAGACTGGGTATCCTTCAACTTCCCTATACTTTGCATACCATTCTCCTACATTAAATGTTGGACAATCTTTTTTAGATATGTCGTTATGTCCAATGACCTTTGCGTTAGGATATCTATTTGTAAGAGTATCAATTACTGACCCTAAAGATTCCCATTGCTCTTCTGTAAAATTATTTTCTGATGACTTACCATCTTCTGATAAACCACCAATCATGCAGACAGAAACAGAAGAAGAGTTGTAACCACTTGCGTGTGCTCCTACTTCATCAACCTGTCTACCTTCTTCTATAACTCCGTCACGTTTAATAACAAAGTGATAGCCTATCTTTAACCAACCACGTTCTCTGTGCCATCTATCTATATCAGCAGCAGTTGTGTCCATGCTTGGTTTAGTTGCAGCACAATGTACAACTATGTAATTAGTTTTAGTTCTTTTATTCATATCCCTAATACCTTAATTGCCTTCATCCTTGAAGGTGTTGGTTTCTCATGTATCCATTCGTTAGGAATACTTCTATCTGCGTAATCAAACCCATACTTGATACACCACATACCATAGGTAGTCTTAGATTTACTACCTAATCTCTTTTTGGAATTACTAAATACAAATCTAATATCAATGTTAGGATGTTGTTCTTTTATTAATTTATGCTTAGTCCTATCTGAACTAAGGAACTGTCCTTTTGTTTCTATTATGATTCCATTCGGTAATACAAAGTCTGGTTTGTAACGTGACGTAGGTTTGTTGTAAGTGACCCAACCTTTAGGTTCATAACTAAACTTGATACCTAATGCGTTGAGTTCACCTGCAACTTTCTGTTCGAGTCCACTACGATAGCCTTTATCCCTAACGAATTTACTAAAAGTCCTCTTGTGCATCTGCAGAATTGAACTCATTTTGACTTGTCTCTGTCGAGGCTTCGTATCCTTCGGTTGCCTCAAAACCGTAGCTGTTTGCATTATTGCCACCACCTGTCACTAACTCAATTATCTGTACTGCTTTTAGTCTCAGGCTTACACCTGCACCAACAGCACCAACAAAGTAAGGGGCAAGGTCAGCACTAATTTTTATTTTAGAACCACCCCAGACTTGCTCAATGTCTGTGAGTAAAGTTCCTTTCGCATCAAAAAGTTTAGGAGTTATCTTTAGAGTCTTGCCATCTTTAGTTTGTATCTGTGCTTTAGATTTAAACTTGAACACGACATTACCTGTCTCCTGTTCATCCCCATCCACTTCATTAAAGTAAGGTGGGTCTGCTACTTTTATTTTCTTTCCTTCTGGTGCTAGGGACTTTGCTTTTTCCATAGCCTCATCTATCTTCTTGATGAGAGGTTCAGCTTCACTAGAATTAAGTGAAAGACTAACCTTGTATTCTCCTAATGAATTGAACTTTGTATCAGGTTCAATCAACCAAGGATAGATTGCTCTACCTACAGGAGTTACTATATTTTCGTATTGAATTTTATCCATTATTAACCTCTTAATAGTTTCATTGGTCTAAGTGAGTGGGTATTAATTATGCAAAGAAAAAAGAACTTTCAAGTACCTTATCTAAAATTAAATTTCCTTTAGTTGGTATAGGTTCTATCTCTTTATGTCTGTGTTCAGGCAGAACTTCTAAAAGATAATTTCTAAACTCTTCTAGTACATCCATCTGTGAATACATCTCTACAAATGCAGTACGTAATGCACTCCACATTTCTTCAGCATCTGCAGCATGAGTACCATAGCTATCATGTACCATTGCAAAAGAATGTATGTCTAACTGCTTGGCAACATGAAGAGTAATCATCAGGTGACTAGCATCAATACTATGTACAAAGTTAGGAGAGATACCATTAGCTTGTCTGTTCTTATCTAACTTACCTGTCTGTGAATACACTCTAGGTTTAAATACTTTTCCAAGTAACTTGGTTTGTATCTGACTAGACTTCACTTCTTGGTATGCCTGTAGAACAGGAAGATTACATGGAGTGTCCCATCTGATAGGTAGTCCTTCTGATGATGCAACCCTAGCTGCTTTTTGTAGCCATGCCATAGCATCAGTTGCTGCATGAACAACTTCAGATATAGATTGCCAGATTAACTTAGACAAAAAAGTTGCAGCTTTAAATACATCTTCACCAAACGGATGTGATATACCTTTGTCTCTTTGCTCAACAATATAATCCATTACAAAATCTGTAAAAGAATATTGCTTACCACCATAAGGCAACACCATACATGGACGTTTGCAACATGACCTAGACACACCATAATCAACCCACTTCTTTGCTAATTCATCTGGCATTTCTTTTAACTTATTGGTAACTGTGTCGGCTACCTTTTGATAGATGTCTTGTGGGTCATCCATTGGTACAAGATTAACTTCTCTACCTGTAGTCTCTGACCTTAACATTGCTGCAAAATGTTGGAGTCCATTACAACTACCATCAGCACAGACAGGAAGACTAGACTCAAAGTTCTCAGGGTCAGCAACAAGACCTTCCCATTCTTTACAGAAAGCTAAGAACTGAAAAGGTTTATCAGATTCTTTAGCCCACCATAGGTCAGCCAATGGGTCTTTAGCACAGGATAATATTCTATCTTGATGTTCTTCTACCCAATCAATACGTTCTTGCAAAGATGCTTTATCATAACCAAACATATTTGCCCCATGTATAGCTAAGTGACAAGCCCCTTGCTCGTCTAATTTTTTTCCACCAGAAAAAAGCAGTAGTCCTTTAGCAAAGTCTGTACCTTGTGGGTTCAGATAGTTTGGTACTGCATATATACGTCCTCTAAAGTCTAGTTGATAGACCATATAGATAGCTTTCTCGTCTTTGAATTTATCAGCTATCTGTATAGTCTTCCTTAACAAGAGTCTTTTAGATGCCATACGATTATTCTCTGTATGAACTATGACTGCATTTCTTTTCCAATTAATCTTAGCTTGTTTATTGGTAGCAATATCATGTGGCTTGTTAGGTATTGGTGCGTTCTCTGATGGTGGTAAGCTAGGTAAAGCTATGCCACTATCCCAAATATCTTTTAGTACCTGTAAGACAAACTGATTGACCTTGAATCCTGTCTGTTGCATAGCATTAACTGCTCCATACACCATAGGCATATCAAAGTGCTTGAGTTCCTTTAGGTAGTTCTTGTTTTCAGTCTTAACAAGAGGTATCTGCCTTACATGATGAGTGTGATATCCACCATCTGTAGGTGTAGTCCAATCTTTAGGTGGAACAACACAAGGATAGAACTCAGGTCTTAGTATCTCTTGGAAAGCACTAAGGTCTTTGATTATCTTTAGTGTAGTTTCAGATGCCAACAGGAGTTGTCTTCTCTTGCCACCCTTCATCATACTCTTGAGTTCCAATAGTCCTGTGTTGACTATAGTTAAATCAAGTAAGGCATTACCCACCAAGAGTTTTTCTCTCTGTGTCCAAGATGTCCACTCAATGCCATCTCTTCTAGCTGACTCAATCAGCTTACGTCTTTTGTAGGTATAACCTGATGACCTCTTATCAAGGTCTTGCTTAACTACCTTATACAAACGAGGATTGTTTTCCTCGAATGTTCTTATCCTCAACTCATCCTCAATAGCCATACCTAAAGCTACTGCACAACTACTGTAGTCTCTCTTCCTAGTTATCTGTGATATGGCTACTCTCAAGGTAATGACTGCTATGACTGATGGCTCTAGGTCATTCAACAAGACTGCTGATGTAGCTGACTTACCTGACCTACCCTTCATTGAGGATTCTATGTGCTCATTGATGGCTTCCTCTACCTTTAAGACTGTCTGTCTCAAGAGGTATTGACCATAGGTAGTTGTAGATTCTTGGGCTTTCTCTGCTTTTTGTAGGTTATTCTTGTGGAATCTGTGGATTCCTTCTTCTCGCATTTCACGTTCTAACGATACTTGTCGTGTGTCCATACTGAACTCTCCATAAAATTGTCTACGATTGTCTAAAAAACCTGACGTAAACAGGATTAAAATGCCCCTGATTTCTCAAGGGACTTGTTAACTTTATGAAGTATTTGAATTACTTAGAAGGTGTGCCCAGGGTCGGACTCGAACCGACATGACCGTTAAGTCGAGGGATTTTAAGTCGAGTGACTTAGGATTACCAATCTATAATTCAGATACTTACACATATTAGCCTGTCATATTGTCCATAAATTTGTCATCAGATTCTAACACTCTACTCGCATCTAAAAGATTTTGCGTATCCAAGTGTGCATATCTTAGAGTCATGTGTATAGACTTATGACCAAGCCATTGTTGTACAACTTGCAGTTGTATTCCTCGCTGAACAAGACGAGATGCACAGGTGTGACGTAAGCTATGTAAGACAAACTCTTTGTCATCTTGTAGACCCATGTCATCACGTAGCCATTCCCATACACGTCTTATCTTGTCTTCTGTAAGATTAAATATAGGTTTGTTTTTTAGTCTGCCTTCTGTGTCAATACGAGTCTGTAATATATTCTTAACTCGTCTTGTCAACGGAACAGTACGAGGATGTCCGTTCTTGGTTTCCCAAACAGAAAGAGTTCCTTTGTCTAGGTCAACGTCACGACAGGACAAACGTAAGCCCTCTCCTCTACGTAAACCTGTGTCCAACAGGAACAAGAAAAAATCTCTGCAGTCTGTTTCATTTTTTTCAGTTAACCTCTGAACAAGATAGGTTTCTTCTTCTTCAATTAAATATCTTAGTCTACCATTCTTAGTTGGTATCCAATCAAGTTTAGGTTTCCTATCTAACCACCCTCTGTCTACTGCTAGATTTAGTGACTTAGAAATACAAGCACTAATCTTGTTGAGTGAAGAAGAAGATGCACCATTCTTTTTGAAGTGTTGTATAACATCATCAATCATGGTGGAACTAATATCTTGTATAGGAACATTACGTCCCATGACATCAAGTATTTTATCTTGTCTACGTATCTGTGTTAGACCCCAATCAGAGTCTGACCAATATTTATCTGCAGTCTTTTGGAACAAGATTTCAGATGTCATACCTAAGACACAGTTTGCTTCTGGTAAAGGTAACCCATCTTCAATACATTTCATACAATGCTTTTCAAGTTTGACTGCATCATTCCTAGAGGAACATGACTTGCGAAATACAACACCCTTTTTACGAATGTCTACTTGCCAAGCATTTGCTATTTTTCTAATTGGCATATGATTCTCCTGTGGTTTGAGGTGCGTATAGTAATTTAAAATAAAGGGTCAAACAATATTCCTTTTTTCATTAAAGTATGATAATGATTTGCTTGAGACTTATAGAACTCTGCTCGTTGTGAGTTCTCGTCCCATTCAAAGTCATACTGAAGTTGACGTAGCTTTTTATATTCACTTACTACGTCAACAAGATGTGTGTTTGTTGGTATTGGGTCAATGTACAAGTATCTTCTCCTCTTTAACTCTGTAAAAATCTGAATCATCAGTACATATATCGTTATCCTCATCATAATAACAAGAGTAGACAGAACAATATGTCACATCAGTAACATCATCAGTCCATATATTAAAATCATATGGTCTATCTCTGTACCAAAATGAGTGCCAAGTATCACCAATGTCATCATTTTGTATTGCTTCTGCCCACATAGTTTCTACTGAAGCATCAACAAACAATTTAAATTTATTACTTGTTTTATATTCAAGTTCAATCAGGTTCATCATCAGTCCTTTCTATAGGTAAATAAACGTCAACATGAGAGTTACAATTAGGGTTAGGACAAGAGAGGTTAGTGACTATACCTTCGTATGAATAACCATCCTCCTCGCTTATATCATGGTCACCCCCCCATATTAATTTAGTATTACAATGCCAACAGTTCATTAGTTTCCTTTCTGTTGCTATATCTTTTAATAATACCAACAAATTTAATACCATGTTCTTTACGTTCAGAAATATCATAAATAATAACGTCACATTGTTTATGAACATATTTTTTTAAGTGAGCATAAACTTCATCAAGTGTTTCAAAACCTTTATGCCAATAAGTTTTACCATCCCAAGTATCAATGGAACATGAGTTATATTTTATTTTTTTATCCATACTTACTCTCCATATCCTTCAGGACAACACCACTCACAGTAAGTTTCATCTTTATAAAAGAAACACACCTCTGCACAAGTCATGTCTTCACAGTTGTTACATTCTAAACTATATACGTATTCATCTTCCATGCTTACAATCCCTTAGTACAATAAGTATTTATTTGTGAGTCATCACCATACTCAGTACCAAGATACTGTACTGAATTACCTTGCTCTGTATCATGTGCTATACCTTCATCAAAGCCATGCTCACTACATAATTCTCCTACTTGTTCATCAGTCAATGGAACGTCTGACTCTACAGTCCATGACCTGACGTCAACTGTTTGTTCTTCATGTGTATATCTATACTTCACACTATCCTCCTCTAAAGTTTCTAATCGTTCTATCATCTGTTTATATTGTTCGTCATTACTTTGAGTACAACCATCAAGACCTAACATATCTTTGATAGCATACTTAACCTTTAATAGTTCTAGTTTAATTTTCTGTGTCATAAAGATTCCTTTAATCTGTTTGGTCTATTGTTACTAATTCACCTTCAATTATGTCTTTTATGTGTTTAGGGCTATAGGCATACACATAAAGTGATACAAGATTCTTACTCCAAGAATGTTTTACTTCTACATAATATCTATTCATGGTTTACTCCACTTCTATACCAATTTGGTCTACGTCATTTATAGTTAACTTAATAGTATCTCCAACTTTGATGTACTTCTTCCACATAGGAAAAGCTATACGTTTATCTTTTCTACCCTTAGTCCTAAATAGTTTAAGAGTACAATCATCTTCGTATATACCTCTAATCATGTAGTAAGCACCATAAGTATTAAATGGTTCTTCACCAAAGTAATGCTCAAAGAAACCCATGACAGACTTGTTAGCATCTATACAAGACTTGTCATACATTGTTTGTGTTACAGTAATCATTATATCTTCCACTCCTCTATTTTAAATTTACTAAATAATTTATCATGGTCAATGTATCTCTTGCCCATAAAGGTAACTCTCTTTTTAAGTTCTTCAAGAGTTAAGTTCTTAGGTGGTATTGATTCTCCTTCTTCATCACATGACATGATGAGTGCATTACCACTAACAATAACATCATCTAGTTGAAAGAAGTAATTATAATTCTGTAGATTAGCTTCCTCATCTGTCCATATGTCATTGCCATTTACTAGGTATGGATATATTTCCAACCAATTACATTTAATTAATTCTTTCTTATGCTCATAACCTTTAACATCTGTTTCAATTATGAGTTCGTTTATTGCGTCTATAAAATATGTCTTCATTTAGTCCTCCTCATTTATTAACATTTTCATTAAAGTGAAAATCTCTATCTTCTTTAGACACAAACACATAGTAATCATCTGAAAAATAACTATCTGTATTTATTCTTTCACATATAACTTCTGCATTTACTTCAAACTTTTTTTCTTTTGCAAGATTATATCCATATAAAATCATTTATAACTCCTCATTTAAATTATCATTTAAAAACTTTTTTAACTTTAACTTACGTTCTCTATCCCAAACATCTCTAATAAGATAGAAAGTTCTCATTACATTCTTTTCATACTGTGGAATTTCATCCCACACTAAAGAGTTATATCCATTTTCCATATGGTCTTTCTCATTAAACTGAAAGCCATTACCCATATCTTCTTTGGTTTTCCAATGTTTCATTTAGTCCTCCATTAAAGTTAATACTTGTAGACACATGGTAAAACTATGAGGAAAAGCCATGTGTCTACGACTACAAACTTACATATAGGAAGGGCTATATAAAATTACAAGAGGGAACAAGAAAAAAAATTTATCAAGGGAACAAGAAGGGAACAAGATGTAAAATATGGTGAATTTTTGGGAAATTTTAGACTATATATTATTAACTTGTTAAATAAAATTATTGAGCTGAGTTTTTTTTTAATTAATTTTAGGCAATAAAAAAGGTCTATAAAAATTAATCTATAGACCTTTTTTTTATTTAACCTTTTCAATAATAGTAGTAGTTTTATTTTTAGTGTAACAAAGTAAACAATTTTTACATTTAGAAAAACAATTAATTTTAAAATTATTAACTTTGTCTTTTGAAATATTATTGAAAGTTTTATCAAAGTATTTAATAGGTTTATCAATAGGTTTATTTAATTTGCTATTTGAATAAACCAAAAATAAATTCTTAGGTTTTTTATGAGTATCAAAAAATATAGTTATTAAATCATATCTTTTAGACCATAATGTAAAATTACAATGATGATTTTTCTTAGCTATGTTAACCAAGTTTTCTAAATGAATTAAATTAATTAATTCACCATGAGAATTAAACCTAAAATAACTATTAAAGATTGTAGGTAATAAAGACTTTTGAAAAACTTGTTCACTTAATAACCTTGTATTTTTTTCTAATACATTAACCATATTTTTACGATATGTTTTTAATGATTTTTGGCTATAACATAAACTACAAATAGACTTTTTATTCTTAGCTTGTTTAGTACAATAATCATTAGTTAACGTATTAGTATTAATAGAATTAATAAGTTCTAGTTTTCCAGAACCTTTACTTATATGTATTTGTGAAAATTCCATTTTAAAACCTCATATAACAGTTAAAATTATTTTCGAGGTTTTAGAAGGTTAGACGACTTGAAGCCGTCCAAACCCTTTTAAAATGTATTTAAGCTATGATTAGAATAAAACCAATAAAGCTAAGTAATAAGATTGTTTCAAGTAATGCTTTAATAATCATTTTAAAACCTACTATCAACAAATCTAGATAAACCACGTTTATTTAAAATGTATTCAAAAGCTATATTATAACCTTTATTACCGTATACACTTTTAACAATGTTAGCTATTTGATTAGTGGAAAAACCTTCATTAAGTTTTTTACTTTCAATTATCAAATCATCAACATAACTTTTAATGTCAATAATTTCATTAGCATTGTCTTGGATTCTATTTGCTTTTTCATTAATCATTATATTGTACCTTTTTCAAAATTAGAAAATAAACCCTGACTTTTTTTAAGTTTATTTCTTTTTCCAATAATTAAAAGGTTATTAGCTTTAACCTTAAGATATTTATTCCTTTCCATTGTTGGCATTGCAGGAATAAAAGTTCTATTTCCTGCATTACCTAAAAAGTAATATTTAGATTTTAAACCAAAATGTAAACCTAAACTTTGTTTACCTCGAGTTATTCCATATCTTTTTTTATAAACTCTTGAAGGTTTTATAAATTCCCTTCTAGCCTTAATTAAAGATAAGATTTGAATTAATGAAATTTTATTATTGTTTTTCATAGTTTTAGACTTTCTAAAAGTACCTAATATAATTATTAGGCAAGGTTATTACTAACCTTCTAAAACCTCGAATAAATCACCAACAATGAGAAACAGATATTAATTAATTAAACGAATGAAATTTAAAAAATTAATCTAATAATATATTAAATAATCATTTTTAAACAAATTACAAGTATTAAATAAAAAAAAACCTTAGAAAATTAATCTAAGGTTTTTTTAAGGGAATATTTAAAGGTTTATTTTATTCTATGTTTTAGCTTTTCAAATCTATAATTAATTGAGTACATTTCTAAACCCATTGTTATTAATCCTAGAAAACCAAATAATAAAAATAGATTTAAACCAAGTATAAAATCAATTAATAATGTAGTACCCATAAAATTTAATATAGCAATTAACCATAATGTAGTTGTTAAAAATGTATAATGTTTAAATCTTGTTATTGTCTTTATCATAATAAAACCTCATAGTTTGTTTAAGTATTCTTAAATCATTAATTTAGTTTTAATTAAAAGTAAAGCATAAAGTTTTATTTAGGTTTATTAATTAGAAAAAAACAGACCAAAAGAAAAACAAACCCAAATAAAAAAACTAAAAGCAATCATTAATAATAGTAATTGGCTATTTAATCCCATGTTAAACCAGTCATTACCTTATTATTTTTTATGTAATACGCAATATTTATAGACAATATACCAGTATACACTTGATTTTTTTAGGACTTGGCTAGGTCTAATGGGGTAAATTGGCAGCAGCACCTACGTATAAGCCCCTCAGATTTTTTTAGTAAAACAAAAGGCTTACCTAAAGTTAACCTAAAGTATACCTAAAGTAATGACTTATCCCTTTTACCTTTATTCTACTTATATATAGAAGTATAGGGGGACTATAGTGTTACTATAGATATACTATATTATATTTATACTATATGAGGGGGTATTAATATTAAGGTCTGTCTCTACCTTCATATAAATTAGTCCAGTTATCTGAATTACTTTTCTTACCTATAGCTGCTTCCATGAATCTGTCTAACTCTTCTTCTAACAATTCGTTCTTATGGTCTTGTACAGCCATGTCTATGTCTCTATCCATAGTTTCAATCCAGTAGGCTACAGCTATACTTAAAGCATCTAACCTATCGTCATGTATAAGTGCACCTCTGTCTCTTGTAAGTCTTGTAAGTTGATAGAACAGTTTATACTTTAGTTCTGTCTCAGAGTTGTAGTCATCAAGTATTACCTTTTCATCTACTACAAGTCTGTGTTGGTTAAGCATAGGTTCTAATGTATCAACTATACGTTTCTCTTTTTGAACATTATGTCTAACTTCTTCTATACTTACAGGATGCTTCTTAGCTAAAACAGGCTTTAATAATTGTGTAAACATTCCGTCTCCGAAGTTGCTTTCTACAATTATCTTGTTGACGTTTTGTGACTTGGCTACGTGAGTCAAGACTGCCAGAGAATCCTCTTGATAACCATTCTTCGTCCCACCAGAAGCTGTCAAATATAATTGACCTTTCATCATCTTTACTACTGCGTAAGCTGTTTCGTCCTTCCCTCGTCCTGCAGGGTCGATACTCATTACTGAACCGTCCCAGACAGCAGTCTCTGGGGATATCGTCATAGGATTGCACCAATAGTCTCCTTTTAATCCAATGTTAGGTAAATGCTTACATCCGTCTAGTTGTTCTTTGCCTGATGCCCATTGTAGTTTTACTGGGGCTTCAGACCATGTAGAACAGCCAGACATAACCATAAGGTCATTTAGCTTCAGAGGATACTTATTGGCATCAGAGAGGCTTACATCAAGCATAAACTGTAATGCAAATCCTGACTTACCATAAGATGCTTCTCGTTCTAGTAGGTCATCATCATCAAATCTTAGTGGGTCTGTAGGTTTTCCTTCTTTATCTTCTACATCTGCAATGACAGGTGCTAGTTTGTTACCCATAGCTACCTTTAGTCGGTCATCTGGAAACCTAGAAGTCCATATTCTAGTTTTATATCCACGTTCATCTAGTAAGTTATAGATGGACATTTCTGTTTGTGGTGTACCTAAGAACACAATACGTCCTTTAGGTTTAATAATAGCTTCAAATTCTTTAATTGTTTCTGCTAACTTGTCTCTCATCATTTGTGTCATAGAGTTGTTAGCTGATTCAACGTCATCTGCAATGATTAAGTCAGCACGACTTCCTGTTAACTGTCCAGTTACCCCTAGAGACTTCACAGACGGTGCGTGAGAGGCTTGAGCAGGTGCAACGTCAAATGATATCTTAGACATTCTTTGTCCATCCTTGGGTCTTAAATGGGCAAGAATAGGCATCTCATGTATTAACCTTAATGTAAAGGTACTAAAGTCATCTGCTCTAGTCTTTGATGCTGACACCACAAGTATATTCATTTGTGGATTTAGAAATAATTGGTGACAAACATAAGCAGAAGTAATCCACGACTTTCCTACACCTCGAAATGCTTCTATGACTTCACGTCTTTCGTTGGTGTTCTGTAGATAATCTGCTATGTCGTATTGTATTGGTGTTGGTTGTGGTAGGTTTAGATGCTTCCATGCCATATATAGGAAGTTCTTAAAATCTTTTACCATGACTAAGACTTCTTAGCTTTTTTCTTTGGAAATCCTGCCTTCATGTTTGCGTAGGCTTTTGGTGATACTGTTGACTTTGACTTAGGACGAGATGTCCCTGCCTTTTTTCTCTTGTTCATACTGTCATATAGTGACATCTGTTCTCCCACTTCTTTTTTCTAATTTTTGTGTTGGTTAAAATATCTAGTGCTTCTCTATCATCTGCTTGTTGCCATTTAGCAATCTCTGAGGTTGTCCTAAAACATCCTGTGCAATATCCGAAGTCTGGATTTACGTGACATTTCTGGGTGCATGGACTGTTAATCATTGTACTGAATCTAGTTCCTCATCAAATGGTAAATCTTTTAGTATCTGCTGCATGACATTATCGTCAGTAGGCAATGCTGTCATATCATTGTCTTTTAAAAATTGTCTAACTACATTCATTTCACTAGCCTTAGACTCTGGGTCACGTACTGTTTCCAAAAGTTTATATGCTAGTTCCTCATGTAGTTGTTCCATTAGCTTCTTCATTTTTGACATTTACATGACTCCTTCTTCTCTTTCATACGGTACACAATGTTTATACCTGTATTAACAAAAACACCTATTACTGTTAGGGTCTGTAGAAACAACCCAATTAAAACTAAATCTATTATCTTCTCCATTTATTTTTTTCCAAACATCTTTGTTGCACCTTTGATTCCAAATGATGCACTCACAATTACTCCTAAAGTGTACTTGTACCAATCTGGTGTCATAGCTAACGCATTAAATCCTCTTTCAACATATTCAACTGTCCAAGGCAAGAAGCATAGTAACAAGGGTATGCTAAACAAAATTGTTAAATATTCGTCTTTCCATGAATCTTTTGAACTCTTTACTGCTTCTACATCCCAATCTATTTCACCCTTAATTTGTTTTTCCATTAAGGATGTTTCTGCTTCTATCTTAACTAGCTTTTGTTTTGCTTTGGCTTTCTTAGTTTCTACATAACCATCAACAGCACTTCCTGCTAGTCCTAATAGACCTGTTAGTATTTGTATCATGTGAACTTACCTTTTCTTAATTGAATACATTTGTACATAATAGCTTTCATATGTTTTAAATTTTCTGCAATATCTTTACGCATCTCATAAACCCTTGCCATACATTGCTGTTCTGTATCTAGTTTGTACATAGTGTCCTCGAATGTAATACACATCTTTGGGTTTGCTATAGCACAAGCTACAACTAATGCTTTAAACATCATAATGTTCCTTGTAAATACTTAGCCCAAGTTACAATAACTACTATACCTACTACACATATAGTAACTCCTACAGCTATATTAATGTTTCTTGTTCTAATTCTAAGTTGTTCTTTTAGTTCTTTTTTAATTCTGGCTCTCTCTGCAGCTATTTCTGACTGTAATCTTTCCCATTGTCCAGGTTTTCCATATAGAAGAAACATAGAACGCAATTCATTTCTCATATCATCTAGTTGTTCTTTTTTGAAATGTTTTTCTATGGCTGAATCTTCTGCGAAAGAAAATCTACTATTCTTTTTTTGAGTTTCTGCGAATTGAAGTTCTGCTTCACCTTGGGCATATTTTCCCACAGCATGAGAAAGTGAACTTAAATCTTTGCCAATTTGTATAGCTTTCATAATAGTTTTGTGCCCTGCAGTAATTGCAGCGAAAGCAGAAATTGGGTCTATCATTTAGCTAACTTTCTATTTCATAATTATACTTATCATAAGGGCAACTACAGTTACAGTACTTGCCATTATCATTGCTTCTATTCTCCACATACGTTTATCAAGTGCTACAAGTTTGTCATCTACCATTTTGTAACGTAAGGCACACTCCTTCTCGTGGGCATCAAGTTCTAGTTGTACTTGGAGTTCAGGTTTCATTTGCATTTTCATTACTGCTTAATCTCCTGAAGTGTTACTTGAGTATTACCTACTGGGGTATTTGCACTAGTATTTGCAGTACCTCCTATAGTTCGTGCATAACTATTAGGTGCTTTACAATATAAAGTATAAGTTCCATTAGTTACAGATGGAGTAAATAATAACTCTCCTGACATACTTTCAGCTTTATATACTGTGTTAGCACTTCCGTTATCATGTGCAGAAGAACTAACAATTCCATAAGTAGCATGACCTTTATTAGTAGAGTTTTCAAATATAGTTAATGCTGTTCTTGCTGCCCAACCACTATCACTTACCTCTCCTATTAAAACATTTATTCTTACCAAAACCTTTGAGTTAGATTGTAGTGCATTAGGAAAAGTTAAACTTACAAATCCAGTATTTTCCCAAGTGTCTGTTGAATCTAAAGTATATCTAGCATCACTTGAGCCTTGTATTGTCTGCAACACACTACCAACTGGAAGACGTTCAATGACACTTGCTGAGTTTAGTTTGGTAAGTGGCATATTATCCTCCTATTTCCATTAATGTAATTGTTGACATAGGAGAAACAACAATAGCTGAATCTCCCCCATCAGTATGAGGTCTATTAATATATAATGTGTCTGATGTAGAAGTTACTGTAATTTTATATGTTGTTGCACTTGTAGTATTTGGGGAATCTAAAAATTCAAAATAATGTGTGTGCATACGATAACTACCATATGTGTAATTATTTCCTTCAAACATAAATGAAGCATTAGTTTGACTTCCAGTAGCATTAGTTCCAATACCTATTGCAGTAGAACCTCTATATAAAATTCCATGACCATAAGCATTTCCTCCTCCACTTATTGCCACAGCACATCTAACTAATATTTTAGAATTTGTTGAAGATGGGGTAATAACTTTTGAAACAGCATCAGCAGAATTTCCAGAAGTAATTGCAGAACTTTCTGTTGTACTTGTTCCTTGTAATACATTTAATACAGCATCTTTAATATAAGGAGTGCCAGAACCATTGGCATTTTGAAGGTTGTCTACTTTAAGTATACTTGTCATCTACCTAACCCCATATAATTTAAATTTACCTGATACTATGTTTCCACTACTTACAAATATACGAACACCTGACAAAGCTGCTGTTCCGTTCTTGTAATGACCTGATGCATGGATTTGACCACTATCAGGAGTTAAATCAATGTAGCTAGTTTCAGCTTTCATCATCTTGTAATTATCTGTAGCTAAAGGGTCAAAGATAGTAATTTTAAAATTAGTATTTTCTCCAGTACCACTACCAACAGACTCTCCACCTATAAGACCAAAGTCAGTATCTGTCTGCTCAACCTGACCAACAATATTATCAGTTGTACTAGCAGTTGAACCACTATATAATCTTATTCTTGTATATCTATAATGACTGTCTGATTTAACTGCACCACCAATTATAAACCTCATGCCTATATGATTTCCATCTGCACTAAGATGAACATTAGTTCCGTGTAATTCGTAGTTAGTATAAGTTGAAGAAAAGTAACCATTAAAATCTAATTCATTAGATGAACCACTTGTTACTGTAACTGAATGAAGTAATTCTGTTTGACTTGCTCCTATTGGCATACTTGTAAAAGTAGCTACACCACCACTACTTATAGTCATAGCATTTGTGCCGTTGGTGTGTGCTATGTTTTGCACACCTAGTTTACTACTCATGCTATCCTCCTATTTCCATAATTGTCATACTTGAAGCAGAAGAACCACCAAAGTTTCTGTATAAATTACCACTATGATGGTAGCCATTAAATGTATAATTTCCAGTACTAGCACCCCCTCTTACTTTAAAAGTAATTGATGACGTAGTTCCTGCAGTTATATAATGACTGTAGGTTGTGGTCATTATTCCAGTTCCTACAGACTGGTATTGTCCAGTTGTAGCTAAAGCATTTGTTTCATCATTTTTAAATAATGCTGATATATTTAATGCATTAGCACTACTAGCAGTTGAACTTACAACAACTTGTATAAGTAATTTACTTGAGGCTGACTTAGGTGTAATAGACAGAGTCATAAATTCTGTACCCTCTGTCTTTTGAGGTATTGAATCGTCATTTGGTATTATTGCAGTACCTAATGCTTGTTGAGAATCTTGATGATTAACTACTTGTATAACCATACCTTTGGCATTAATAACACCACCAGTTGTTTTGGGTTGAATCTCGTCAACGTATATTTTAGACAATGGTCAATACTCCATTTACTGTTAATGTTTTGTTTGTAGGTATGGTGTAGTCACCTGCAACCATTGCACGTTCACCACTAGCAATCGTTACATTATCCGTAGCTGAACTACCATTAATCCTAATCCCATCTCTATAGACTGTAGAACTAAACTTATCTCCAGTTACAGAGCCATCTGTAGGTACAACACTCATACCAACTTCACCTAAAGCCAATATGTAATCTACTGTATCTGATGTGGTTAAGTCTTCTGTAAAGATAATGTTAGACCCTGATACACTATAGGCATCATTAGGTGCTTGAGTTACACCATTAACAGATACTATTAGTTGTTCTGCTGTTGCAGGAAAGAAAGCTGCTGAACCTTTAGTTAAAGGGTAAGTGTCTGTTAGTCCACCTGCCCCTGCACTAATAGCTGTCAGCTTAGTGAATTGCCCAGTTAAAGGCTGTTTTCCTATATAGGGCATGGCTTACTCCTTTGAGTGCTTGTCTTTAATAGCTTTGATAGTTGTTTTCCAACCATCTATGCCATTGTGATACAAGTCATCTAATTGATTTTCTATTGATGGATACTCTGCTCTTCTTTTAGATTTGTATGAATCATTTTCTAAATCCCAAGCATCTTGCATAGCCTTTAATCCCTTAGTGCAATCAGCATTACTTGGCTTTGCACCATCATCATGCACAATTAAATTAGCATAAACTTTATCTTTAGAGTCAGACCAACCGAACCATTGACCAGTTCTTACTGTAATTAAATAATCTTCTATATGTGTAGGTCTAAACATTATGTATCTCCTAGTCTTATAAAAGTAAAACCAGTATAACTATCGTTACTACCCCCATAAGTTGTAGTGTTGGCATTGTCGTAAGCATCTACAGAAAACTTTACCTTGTGAGTTGAAACATCAGTTACGTCCATTATAAAAGTAGTTGTACTTGAACTCCTTGCAGCACCACCAGTTCCATGTGTATTACTGGCAGTTTCTGAAGCCTGATTATAATTACTATTATCTACTGTTGAATTAATTGTTAAAATTATTTTAGCATCATTATTATTTGCAGAAGAAGAATGATATCCAAAAAAAGTTATTTGCCAAAGTCCAGTTACTGGAAAAGTAAATACTCCACTTGATTGTGTCATTGCACTACCAAGTAATGCACCACCATTAGTATCAACTCTTTCAAGATTAGAAGTTAAAGGGTCAACATCTCCAGTAAAACTTGAAGTCAATCTCCATTGGTCAATGTGTGTTATTTCACCTACACCACTTACAGTTCCACTAAATGCATAGGTATCTGCTAAGTTCATTGACTCAGCTTGTATTTTGCTTAATGCCATTCTATTCTCCTATGATTCATACATTACGTTGAC